ACAAATAGCAGGGAATACTGGAGTAGACTAGGTGAGAGAGTTCGTCAAGAGATTGGTGAAAACTCAACTTTGGTCAATTTAGCATCTGCTGTCGCAGGGGCTGTTGCTCTGTATACAGGTGCTAAGTTAGTTTCCTATATATTTGGTTCTAAGGATGGAAGTGATGTAGATTATCGTTGTCAACGCTTCGAAGAAGCTACAACTTTTTACCCACCTGAACCAAAGGAGAAGGAACGTAACAATGTTTGGCATAATCCTCATGTAGACTTGGCTCCTGTTCACATTAGTGATTCGAGTCGAGCTATGCGTGGCCAAGAAATGGTTTTGGCCAAGAAGATTGAAGAAAACATGATTTGTTGTGAACTTCTCTTTGCGGAAAGTAAAACTCAGTGTCGCATGTTGTGTATTGTTGACCAATTTTATTTGGTAAATAACCATTGTTTATTGGATGATGATTTTGTCTTAAATATATTTCAGAATGCCAATGTGTCTGGTGTCAATAGAAATATGTCTATTAAAATGTCTCAAACACAAATATATAGAGATTACAAAAATGATTTGGCAGTGATGAAGATACCTTGTCTTCCACCGCGTCGTAATATCGTTAAGTATTTTCTTCCAATCGATTTTAGGGCAATTATGAAAGGCGAATATATTGAACTGGACTCAAATGGAGTACGTTCTCGCAACCCCGTTTCTGGTATTTGCCATGGTGGAAGTATCCACATCCAAAACAGATTCACCGTCGAAGTTTGGACAGGTATAACCGAGAAACAAACTTTTGATGGATATTGCGGAACACCTTTATTGGTGACAACACCACAAGGACCAGCTATTGCTGGTATTCATTGTCTAGGATCACGAGAAAATAACCATATAGGTTGCACCAAGGTCCCTATCTATTATTTGGAGAGCCTTGTGAGTAATTTTCAACCTACTGTAGAAATCGATGATATAAGTATTTGCTCAGAATCTGTTCAACGTGAATTAGGAGAGTTGCACGATAAAAGTGTTTTTCGATTTATAGAACAAGGTTCTGCAAGTGTTTATGGTTCTTTTGCTGGTTATAGGCCTTCGCCTAAATCAACAGTTAAGAAAACCATGTTATGTGAGGAACTCTTGTCAAAGGGTTATTCCTTAAATCATACTGCACCACTGATGCGTGGATGGCGCCCTTGGCGTATAGCAGCTTTGGATTTGGTGAATCCTATTTTGTCCATGGATCAATATGTCATAGACAAAGTGACGGAGGACTTTATCCTAGATATAATGTCAAATCTTTCTCATGAAGATTTGAAAACTGTCCATAAGTACGACAGGTTCACTGCCATAAATGGCACGCCTGGTGTTGCATATGTTGATGGCATAAATCGAAATTCTTCTATGGGATTACCCTATAGGAAACCAAAGAATAACTATTTAAAGAAGTTACCAGCTTCGGATCTTCATCCAGATCCGGTTGAGTTCACTGATGAGATCAATCGTAGAATAGACAAGATATTGGCCACGTATGCCTCTGGCAAACGTGCCAATCCTATTTATAATGCTTGTTTGAAGGATGAAGCTGTTTCCCTAGCCAAAAGGGAGAAAGGGAAAACAAGAGTGTTTTCTTCAGCGCCTGTGGATTTTTCCATAGTTGTTAGAATGTATCTTTTGTCATTCGTTCGGTTAGTTCAAAATAATAAATATATTTTTGAATCCTGTCCTGGTACCATATGTCAATCTAAAGAGTGGGGTCAATTAAGAAATTTCTTGACCCAATTTGGAGACAAGCGTATGATAGCAGGAGATTTTAAAGCTTTTGATAAGCGCATGAGCGCTCAAATCATGGAGGCTGCTTTTAAAATAATATCTCATGTTTTGAAGGCTTCTGGTAATTATAGCGATGAAGATTTGCGTGTTGTACATTGTATAAGTGCGGATGTGAGATTTCCTTTAACTGACTTTAATGGTGACTTGGTAGAATTTTATGGTTCAAACCCTTCAGGATGGCCTCTCACTGTCATTATCAACGGTTTGGTAAATTGCTTGTATATGAGGTATGCTTATGCCATTTTGTCTGGCAAAGATTCAGCACACGATTTTCGTAAGAATGTTACATTACTAACTTATGGTGATGATAATATTATGGGAGTCCATAGTAGATGTAAGTGGTTTAATCATACTTCTATTTCAGAAGTATTAGGAGAATGTGATATTATTTATACTATGGCCGATAAAAAGGCTGAGTCCATTCCATATCTACCATTAAAGAAATGTGAATTTTTAAAAAGATCGTGGAGATGGGACAAAGAGGTTGAAGATTATCTATGTCCTTTAAATCATGACTCTATAGAAAAAATGCTTACTGTGTGTGTACGAAGTAAAGTTGTAATACATGAAGTTCAAATGTGTGCAATTATTGATAGTGCTCTGCAGGAATATTTTAACTATGGAAGAAAAATATTCGAGGAAAAGAGAGATCTATTTTCTCAAATGATTATAGATTATGATCTACAACAATATTTGGTGAGACCTCTACCAACTTTCGATGATTTAGTCGAACGCTGGAGGGAGGCTTCCGATAATCTCTAGTCTGCCATTTGGCAGGCCTGGGCTAAAGTTGTGCAGTCCAATTGTAAATCCAAAATCAACCATGTGTGTATAGTTACTACTTGCTATGACAGTTTTTACGC